AAGCCAATCTTTTGTTAAACTTTGATTTGCCTTGGTCATCAGGCACAGCAGTACAGCGTAACTCTCGTATCCGCAGTGCCTCCAGCGAATGGAGCCATGTTGTGATTCAGGACTTCTTGGTGTTAGACTCTATTGAGGAAAGACAACACCAGATGTTGATGCAGAAGAACGCAGTTGCAGATGCTGTAATGGATGGGACTGGCATTAACACCAAGGGTGGTGTAGATTTAACGGTAGGAAGTCTTTTGAACTTCTTAAAGGGGGAATAACATGGCACGAGTGTCGCCAGCAGAAAACCGTAACATTGATGAGAATGACCTCATTGCACGAGCAAAGAAGTATTCATTCTTAAAGTCACAACTAGACTACTTAGAGAAAGAGCAGAAGGCTCTTCGTCTTGAGTTGTTTGAGGTCCTTGATACTGAAGGAGAAGAAGACGACAAAGGAAACATCCTTGTTGAACTTCCTGAAGAAGTTGATGGATACACAGCAGTAATGAAGCAACGCCGTGTCACTCGCAAAATTGATGACATCAAGGCTGAAGAAATCATTACTGAAAAAGGTATGGAAGATACCTTGTACAAGACTATCCGTGTCGTTGATGAAGATGCGTTGATGGCTGCTTTGTACAACGACGAACTTACAGAAGCAGAGATTGATGAGATGTATCCTCAATCCATTACATGGGCGTTGGTACTTAAGAAGTAACAATGGCAGGTCTACGAAGCGACGACGAAATTGAAAAGGCATTTGCCGACCTGGAATACATTCCTGGTTCCAAGAAGAAACGTCGTGAGCCAGACCCAAAAGTTTCCCGTCGCAAGTCGGGAGAAAGTAATGGTTGGGATGCAAACCCAATCATTAAAACATTAGGTGGACAGGAAACAGAAGTGTTTACCATCGGTGCGTTAGCACAAGCGTTGGAGAAACAGATTGTTACTGTTCGTCTATGGGAGCGCAAAGGTTACATACCACGTGCCCCGTATCGTCTTCGGGCAAAGACTCTTAACGGAGCCAAGACCGGAGGCAATCGGGTTTATACCCGAGCGCTCATAGAAGCGGCAGTTGATGAATTCAACCGTCGTGGACTCATAGGCTCCGCTCGTGTAGAGTGGGGTCAGCACGAAGACCTGACAGAGGCACTAATCAGCCGCTGGAAGGACATCACATCCACCGAGAGCCGTTAGGCCTCATTACCGAAAGACAACAAATGCCAATTACAAAGCCGTCAGTTGATGCTGACACCTACCTCGCTGAAGACAGCGAAGACATCCAACCTAAAGTTGGAACAACCGTCCAAGAAGGATGGGATGCAGTAGACGCTCTGCTCAACACAGAGAAGTCTGAGTTCCCAACCGACTTCCGTTTCTCCGAGGAACCACAGTTAGTTAAGTTCCTTCAGGACCGACCATTCGCAACCTACGAGCAGCACTGGATTGATGCCATTACTAAGGGCAAGAAGTCATTTGTTTGCATCGGAGATGGTTGCCCACTCTGCGAGATTCTTGGCGACAAGCCTCGTGGAAAGTTTGCTTTCAATGTTCTCGTACTTGTTGGTGAAACAACAGGTGTGCAGGTATTGACAGCACCACCATCATTGGCTCGTCAGATTAAGAAAGCACATGACGATGAGCGTAAGGGACCACTTGACCGTGAGTTCTGGGAAATTTCTCGCATGGGAACAGGTCCAACGACACAGTACACCCTCAACTATGTACGTGGACGTGACCTTGCTGAGGAGTGGAAGTTGTCATTAGACGACGTTACAGCACAGATTGCAGCTGCAGAACCCTTCACTGCAGATAAAGTTGTTCGTGAGACCCCTCGCTCTGAACTTCTAGAAATTGCACGTACCGTAGCGTAAAGCTTCCACAGTAGGGGGAGGCTTGTCATCCGTTTCCAAGCCTCCTTCTACACAACCAGAGGGGATTAACATGAACATCATTACAACAAAAGAACAGTTAGCAGACCTTGTTGAGTTTTACTCCAAGGTTGAGGGATTTGCATTTGACGTTGAAACCGTTGGAGAAAATCGTATCCAGCCTGTAGTCAACGATGTACTTTGGATTTCATTAGCCACAGATGGCAGAACAGATGTCATACCTATGGGTCATCCCAATGGTGAGTTCCTTCGTTGGGACAAAGAACTGTTGCTCAGTGGTCAAAAGAAAATTGCTGCAGGTAAAGAACTTGCAGACCTAAAGGAGACAGACTTCTCCAAGAACCAAGCCAAATGGACACCTGTGTTTGATACTCCACCGGAGCAACTACTCCCCGGTGATGTGTTCAAGGCTCTTAAGCCTTTATTCTTTAGCGACAAGTTGAAGGTTGGTCACAACGTTAAGTTTGACCTTAAGTCAATCGCTAAGTACTACCGAGGCGTAGTTCCTACTAAGCCATTCTTTGACACCCTTATGGCAGCGTTCATCCTTGATAACCGCAATCGTGGCAAGTTAGGTTTAAAAGACTGTGCCGAGAAGTATCTCAAGATTAAGGTAGAGAAAGGCATTGGAGCAATGGTGGAAGTCCACTCATTCTCCGATGTTGCCTACTACTCAGGGTTTGACTCTGAAGTTACTTGGAAGTTGTACAAGGAGTTAGCGCCAAAATTAACAGGAAGCCTTGCTCGTGTATGGCAACTAGAGATGGATATCGTTGCATCTTTGTGTGACATGGAGTTAGCAGGAGCAACTGTTGATGTTGAGGAACTTGAGAACCTAAAGAAGAAACTTGAGATTGACATTGACGATGCCAAGGCCCGTGCTTGGAGACTAGCAGGCAAGCCATTCTCTATGAACTCGGTGCAGGAGAAGCAGAAGTTGTTGTTCTCTCCCAAGCCAGAGGGACGAGGCATCAAGCCAAACGTAAAGGTAAAGATTGCATTGACCAGCAAAGGTCAGGATGCAGCAGCAGCTAACCAGCCATTGACTATCAACCATTACTCAGTGTCTGCAGATGCCATGGAGTTCTATCGTTCTAAAGACGAATTGGTAGATGCTATCTTGGATTACCAAGACCTCAACAAGTTGATGACTACCTATGTTATGCCGTACTTGGGCGGAGAAATTACTCGCACAAACCTAGGAAAAGCCAAGGTTGTAGAGAAGAAGTCACTGCTTATTAACGGCAAGGTACACACCAGTTTTAAGGCGCATGGAGCAGAGACAGGGCGTTTCTCCAGTAGTGACCCTAACCTACAGAACATTCCTAGCAGCGGAACATACGGAAAGTTAATCCGTAATCTATTTGTTGCACCGGAAGGTTACAAGTTAGTAGTGGCTGACTACTCTCAGATTGAGCCACGCATCATTGCTTCGTTCTCTAATGACCCCATCATGATGGATAACTACCTCAACGGTAAAGACATCTACACCACCATTGGTGACACTGTAGGTCTAGACCGTAAGGCAGGTAAGGTGTTGGTATTGGCTATGTCTTACGGCGTAGGTCCTGACAAGATTGCATCTTCTCTTGGACTGTCCGTGGATGCCGCAAAGAAGCTTCTCAATGACTTCACAGCACGGTTCCACGACATCGCCAAGTACAAGGCTAAGGTAATCCGTATGGCTACTCAGAAGAGTCCGTCGCCTTATGTGGAGACCATGTTTGGTCGTCGCCGTTACATTCCTGACCTTAAGAGTTCTGACAAAGGCTTACGAAGCCGAGCAGAGCGACAGGCATTTAACACAATGATTCAAGGTTCTGCTGCAGATTTGATGAAACTCGCCATCGTGCGAGCCCACTCATGTTTCGTGGATGAGCCAGATGTTAATGTAGTATTGACCGTGCACGACGAACTCGTTACAGTAGCACGTGAAGATTTAGCCGAAGAAACCGCCGAGGCTATTAGAGAGTCAATGGAAGGCATTAAGTTGCCTGAGATTACAGTCCCTCTAATCGCTGAAGTAAAAATAGTAGACAAGTGGGGAGAAGCAAAGTGAATTTTCTATGCAAGATATTTGGACACAAGATGTATAGCATTTCGTATTCACAGACTGAATTTACAGTCCTGTGCACACGTTGTGAGCAAACTTGGGAGTCACGATGAGTAATGCAAACTGGTGGGCAAAGCAATTAGGGACACAACCACAACAGCAGGCACCAGCACCACGCCCTGTTAACAACCCTATGCCGCCTTCACAGCAGCCCATGACTCCATACACCCCACCACAACAGCAAGCACCATCTGCTACCACAGCGCAGAGTGCAGCACAGACAAACCGTTGCCCTGAGTGCGGTGGCAACAACTACATGACACCACAGCCAAACATTGCTCTACGTTGTTACGACTGCGGTTATCCAATTTCTCAGTCAGGTTCCCGCTATGGGGCGTTGACTGGAGCAAAGGTAGAAGGCGCCGCAAAGGGCGCAATAGGAAACAATCTACAAAGCGGTTGGAATCCTATGCCAGCAGGTTACAACCCAGATGGGACTAAGCAGTGATAAATGATGAAGCACGTAAGGTATTGGCTCAACTTAATAAGAAATTCGGAAGCGCTGTTGTGGTTATGGCTAGCGACATCCGTAGTGACATTATTCCTCGCATTACTTCAGGGTCAACTACTCTGGATTATGTGCTGGGTGGTGGTTTTCCTGGCAACCAGTGGAATGAGCTCATAGGCGAACCTTCACACGGTAAAACCGCTCTTGCACTAAAGACGATTGCTGCAAACCAAGCCATCAATCCTGACCACACCACAGTGTGGGTTGCTGCTGAGCAGTGGGTACCTGAGTACGCAGAGATGTGTGGCGTAGATACCTCACGAGTTATCATCATTGAGACCTCAATCATGGAAGAGGCATACCAAGCCGTCATCCAGTTTGCTGAGTCCAAGGCTGTAGATGCGATTGTTATTGACTCACTCCCTGCCCTGTCTCCGATGCCGGAGATGGAGAAGGACATGAGCGAAGCAACCGTTGGTCGTGGAGCACTCCTTACCAATAAGTTCTTCCGTGTCGTAGGAACCGCTATGAAGCGTAGCCTCACAGAAGATGAGCGCCCAGTTCTAGGCATTGTTATCAACCAGTACCGCATGAAGATTGGCGTTATGCACGGAGACCCACGCACAACCCCTGGCGGAGAAGGTAAGAACTATGCGTTCTTTACCCGTTGCGAAGTTCGCCGTAAGGAATGGATTGAGATTGGTTCAGGAACAAACAAGGTACGAGTAGGTCAGCAGATTGTTGTCCGTACTTTGAAGAACAAGACTGCACCACCACAGCGTGTTGCATACTTTGATTTCTACTTTGCAGAAGGTGGCGCCTGTGCTCCAGGAGAGTTTGATTTCGCTAAAGAAATTGCCTCTCTTGCAGTAATCATGGGAGTTATTGACCGCAAAGGTGGTTGGTTCTATCTTGGAGAGCGTAAGTGGCAGGGCATTGACTCTGTTATCCAAAGCATCCGTGAAGAAGTTGACCTTAAAGAAGAACTGCAAAAAGCAGTACTAGCATCAGATGCTGCACCATTGGTAGCTGATGAAGACTGAAGGACAAAAGCAATCTCAGAAGCATGAGAAGCGACTCGCTAAAGCAATTGGCGGGAAGACTATGGCAGCTTCTGGAGCGTTTTGGTCTCACAAGGGAGATGTTCGGTCAAGCGACCTCTTGATTGAACACAAGTTCACAGGGAAGAAGTCTTTCTCTGTGAAGTCGGAGGTGTTGAAGAAGATAACGAGAGAGGCAATCCTTGATGGACGTATGCCCGTACTGGGTGTTCATCTAGATGGGGAGAATTATGTACTTCTCCTTGAAGACGATTTCTTAGAGATGAGGGACCGACTAAAGGATGCCTAATACATGTATGAAGATGATGCCCCATGGTGGACTAAAGCACGTTGCTTTGGTGCCGCCCCCAAGCACAGTGGAGAAGAAGACATCTTCTATCCACCCCGAGATAAGGAAAAGTACAAGGTAATTGCTGAACAAGCCAAAGTTTATTGCTTCGGTGAGAACGGTAAGAATCCCTGCCCTGTATTAAAAGATTGTTTATGGGATGCAGTACAGCGTGAAGAGCCACACGGAATCTGGGGCGGTTTGAGTCACAGAGAAAGAAATGCTTTAATACGCAAGTGGAAAAAATCATTCGCTAAGAAGATGACTCTTAAGGAGTACATTTTCAGTAAGGACTAACATGGCAACAGAACTAAAGAAGTTCTTGGACGCAAAAAAGACTACGACACGCTTATTGGGCGATGTTGAGCGTCACCTAATGCGCCGTCCATTGGACCCACGCTCAACCACAGTTCTTCACCCATCAGAAATCATCAAGCCTGATTGGTGCCATCGTTATGCCTATCACCTACTCACAGGTGGAGATGCGAAGAAGGAGAAGCCTAACCTTCGGTTGCAGAACATCTTTGATGAAGGTCACTACATCCACGCCAAGTGGCAGTCCCGTTTCCAGGAAATGGGCGTCCTTTATGGCAAGTTCCAGTGCAACGCCTGCTTAGTAACCACCACAGGGATTTCTCCTGCATGTGAAAAGTGTGGTCGCACTGATGTGATGGAGTACAAGGAAGTAACCCTTGTAGACAACGACCTACGAATCGCCGGACACACTGACGGCTGGATTAAAGGTCTAGGAGATGATTGCCTCATTGAGATTAAGTCCATCGGTGCTGGAACGCTTCGTTTTGAAGCGCCTGACATCCTTGCAGACGCCAATGGCGACATCGGTAAAGCATTTAATAACATCCGCCGTCCATTCCGTAGCCACTTACTTCAGGGCCAAATGTACCTTGAACTAACACGCCGCATGTTCGGGGATGAAGCGCCAAAAGAGATTGTGTTCTTGTACGAGAACAAAGCAGACCAAGCCACAAAGGAATTCACAGTCAAGGCAGACTACGAGATTGTTGCTCGTGTGTTCTACGCTGCTGAGAAGGTTGTTAAAGCCGTTGAAGCCAAGCAAATGCCTGAGTGCAACGTCAACCCTAATGGTTGCAAGTCATGCAACTCACTAGTGGATTTGGGGGACTGGGATGCTTAATCTAGGACCAATATCTGGTGAAGCCGTAAAGAAGATGTCTCAACAGAACATCAGTATGTGGCCTGACCAGTCAGAGCAACCAACCATGCCTAAAGACATTTCAGTATTAGACAGCGATGAGCTCAGTGCATTGTTTACCGAGCTCACCGCATGGTCTAACTTTGTAGCTGGTCAACTAGCTGCAGCTCAGATTGATGAGCATGTACTGAACAAAAAGAAAGATTCTTTAGAGGCACGGTTGTTTCTAGAGAAAGACAACACCAAGGTCAAGGGTGAACGAGTCACGCTCATCAAAGCACAAGTTGCTGCAGACCCCAAGGTTGAAGAGTTAGAGAGCCAGTTGGTTCACGCTTACGCCTACCGCAAGATGGTAGAGGTTGTAGCAAATAACTTTGAGCGTGATGTAGCGTTGGTATCTCGTGAGATTACCCGTCGCTCTAACGACTTCCGTGCAACTCGGAAGGACAAGTTCTCCGCATGATTATCGGACTATCAGGCTACGCTCAATCTGGAAAAGATGAAGTAGCCAAGATTCTCGTATCTGAATACGGATTCACACGAGTAGCGTTTGCTGACCCCATTAGAGAACTTCTTTATGAAATGAACCCTAACTTCCGTGACACGTTATTGCAGCAAGCGGTAGATAACCATGGATGGGATGAAGTTAAGAAAGACCAGTCAGTCCGTCGTATGTTGCAGAACCTAGGTGTAGGTGCTCGCAAAACATTTGGCGAAAACTTTTGGGTGCAACAAGCACTGCGACGAGTTCACTTTGAAGAGAACTGGGTCATTACAGACGTTAGATTCAAGAACGAAGCAAACGCAATAAAGAAATATGACAATGCAGAGTTGTGGAGAATTAAACGACCAGGAGTTGAAGCAATCAACGGTCATATCTCTGAGCATGATTTAGATGACTACAAGTTTGACCAGATACTAAAGAACGAGGGAACTTTAGAAGACCTAACAGCTATGGTCCGTAGACGTATGGAGTTTGCCCTCAATGCCAACTAAACTTATTGATGGTGGTTTAGGAAAGACAGGCGATGTTGTTATCGGCATTGACCAATCACTGACAGGTTTTGCTCTAACAGTCTTGTCTATGGCTGACCCAAGTAAGCATCTCACATGGGTATACAAGTCTCCTTATTTTGGTATTGAACGATTGGCAGATATTCGCCAGTGGTTGCTAGACACCCTTGATTACATTGAGATGGAAATTGAGATGAACATTGTAGACATCGCAATGGAGGGTACCGTGCTTCAGTCTCATGCAGCACTCCTTCTTGGGGAGTTGTCAGCCACAGTTCGCTTAGCCATCTATGACACCTTTGACGAGGGCGACTACCGACGTTACCCACTCAAAGTCCCACCTATGACCCTTAAGAAGTATGCAGCAGGCAAGGGCAACGCCAAGAAACAAGAGATGCTCCTGCAGATATACAAGCGATGGGGTATGGAGTTTAACGACGATAACGCAGCCGATTCCTATGCTTTAGCACGCCTTGTTGGAAAATTTTCAATTGATGCGGTGGAAAAGGCAGTAGCTGAACAAATGTTAGACCCTAAATACCGAGACCAGCCAAGACTTTAAACGTATCCTTTAGTTCGGGAGTGGCACACCAAACCGAACCAAAGGACTAACAATTGAGCGACACACCAGTAGTAGTACCATCAACTGAAGAGCCATTTCTCCGAGTGAGCGCAAGTTCAAACCCTCAGAGCGTAGCCTCAGCAATTGCCCATGCCATCTATGACAAGCGTGAGGTCAAACTCCGTGCCGTAGGTGCGGGAGCCGTAAACCAGGCAGTTAAAGCCATTGCCATCGCACGTGGTTATGTAGCCCCTCGTGGCATGGATTTAACAGATAAGCCAGGATTTACCACCATTGAATCACGAGATGGCGAAATTTCCGCAATCGTATTTCACATTACAGCGTCGTAAAAGCGCCGTATCCTTATCCTAACGCAAGGAGTCAAAATGGCATTATGGACATCAATGGGTCACGCAATGCGTCGTCGCACAGGCGCCCCATCCAATCATCTAGAGGCAGCAGGTAAATCTATGGCACGCAGCATTCCAACACCAGAAGAAATTATTGCTTCTGCAGCACACTCAGCATCGCCACGCAAGTACATGGGACAAGATTCCATGGGATTTGAAGCGGTAAAGCCTGAGCGTGGAACAGCAATCAAGAAGAAGAACACACAGTCTTCTAACCCAACAGCAGGTGGCAAGGCAAACCGCAAGAATGTTTCTGCAGGTAACGCAGCAGCATCTGAGCGTATGGGTGCCCGTTATGCAACCTCAGTAAAGTTCCCTGCAGGTCACGAACCAGCAGCAGCACCAACAATGGCAAACGCTAAGACTGTTCCATCAGTCCCAAGCCAGTCTGCTAACTTCGTTGGCGAAAGAGATGCCTCTTACTAATGTCTGAGACAGATGACTTCTCAACTCATGGAATGAACCACACGGACACTCCACAGGTTGATTTGCCATTGGCGCTTAGTTCTCAAACAAATACCACTGACAAAAAGAACACTGCATGGAGAAGTTCTTCAGGCGTTCTTTCTTCTCAGAATTTTGGAAGCGTTCGGAACTTTGACTCAAAGGCTCCCATACAAGCACCAGCGTCTGACACAGGAGCTAGTTTCGGAGGTAAGTAATGGCTGGTCCAGTTAACAACTTCTCTCCACAGCAAAACTGGCAATCACTCGGCGGTAACGGTCTCTACGGGTATAACAACCAAGGTGGTGCAGGAACTCCTGTAGCACGTGATGAGATGGATGCGTCACGCATTGGCGTGGGTCGTGTTCCATCTGCAGAGTATCCAGACGGATACCTTGGCACAATCCGTTCACGTCGTGATGACCGCTTGCTTGATTCTATCAAGAGCCGTGTCAACCAGAAAGCCTATCAACGTGGCGTACACAAGGGTGAGCGCATTGAGCCATCCATGTACTTTTGGCCTGAAGGCATGAATGACATGTCAGGAATTAAGCGCCAGATGCAGGCACAATTAGTTAATGTTAATGGCGTTAACGTCTACCGCACCATGCGGTCTGCACCAGAAGTCAGCCTTATGCCAGCACCACACCTCGTTAACGACGGTAAAGCAAACACTATTGCAAACGAGCCTGCTCAGATTAACGAGCGTCGTCAAGCAATGCTTGCATACTTGAAACCAGCGTGGCGATAATGCCTCAAACATTTGACGGTAACTACGACTACACAAAGCCATGGCGTGCACCAGTACAGCCTGACCAAGTAGCAAAGCGTTGGCAATATCAAGGTCCATGGTCAACAAACATGGAGCGCCTAACTTCACAGGCACTCATGATTATGTCTATTCCTGGTGCAGATATTCAAGCCATGGTTCGTCCACCGTTGCCTCAAATTCGTTTGTTCCCAGACCGTTTTGGTTATGGCGAAAGAAGTCAGCCTGGCATTGAAGATGTAGTAACTATTGACCGTCAATACCACGAGCCTCGTATCTCTTGGTTCTCTGGTGGTCCAGCAGGATTTGGCGGAACAGCCCGCAACGACCTTGGAGGAATCTAATGTCTAGAGAAGACGGTTTCCCACACTTCAACGAAGTTTCCCCTAAAGAAGCTGGACACTTCAAGGCATTTATTCAGCGTGCCAAGAAAGCCAATAAGAACGGTGCTGCAGTAGACGTTCACAAAGTTGGCGATTACAAGAAGATGAAGATGTACATGACCAACGATGGTTTGGCTGGATACGCAGTAAACCACGAAGGTGAACTAAACTCAGTATTCAAGCACCCAAGTGCTCCATACAAGGACGTTGCTCGCCATGCAGCAGAGCACTCAGTCCTCATGGCTGGAGCAACACACGCATCAGCATTTGACGAGCATTTACCAAAACAGTACGAAAAGGGTGGACTACGAGCCCTTTCACACGTACAATGGAACGAAGATTACAAGCCAAGCAAGTGGAAGGTAAGCCGTCAAGGTCGCCCAGATGTTGCGTTCCTTGGAGCTGACCGAAGCGTTGCTAAAGAAGCTAACACAGGAGAACGTAAGTACCGGGCAAACAGTACTCCAGAAGTTGGCGACTACGACGAAGGTATGAAACTTGCACGGGCACACGGCGAAAAGAACACTAAGAAAAAGGGTAAATAATGTTTGATGGCGATGGCGCAGAGATGTTGGAGTTGCAGGCACGTAAGATTGCCGAGAACGCAACTATGTACAAAGGCTCACACCCATGTGCAACCTGTGGGGTTATTATGAATCCAGTAGCAGCCCTTCATAGCAAAGGCATGTGCCCATCATGTTATGCCCAAAAGATGTCTGACCGTGTCAAGCGGAAGATGGTGTAACTATGGCCCGTAAAAAGAAGATTGTTCCAGGAACTCGCAAAGACACCGGAGCTCTAACTCCAACCCAACCCGCATCTGAAGACATTGAGCGTCTTTCAGAGGGAGATGTCAACAAGTTACCCGCACATCTTGACCGAAGAGTTAAACGAGCAGTACTAGACCGCAAGATTGCAAAGAGTGCTAGCCAACCAAAAGCACCTAAGCCGTCTGTTACTCGTGACCCTAAAACAGGTAAAGCAACACCCCGAATTCCAAAGACTCCGGTAGTAGAACGTACTGCTGACCCTGTCGTAAAGAAGTTCAAGGGCGGTCAACTAGTCACAGTTAAGCCCCGCAAGCAAAAGAAGCAGACACCTATCCCTCAACCAAGACCGGGACAAGTAGGAAAGCTAGGCGGAAAGCCTGTACGAGTAACACCTGAAAATGCAAAAGACGTTTATGAAGAGCGTCGTCGTACTGAGCTTCCTGTAGCCGGTAGGGAGGACATGGCCCCTGCTGGTCGTCCAGAGGTTGAAGGTGTAGTACTGCCTAAAAAGTTACGCTCATCTCAAAACGGTAGAAACTTAGGTGGATTTGCTCGTTCCCATAAAGAAGTTAAGGGAGTAACACACGAAGCCCTCGGTCACCTTCAGACTATGGCTCGTCACGCTCCGGGAACCCCAGAGCACCATGAGGCGCATGAAGCCTTTAACGTTGCCCACTCAACCTTGGGCCAGATTAGTAACAGTAACTTCCACAAATTTATGGGTATGGGACGAACTATCGTTACCCAGCACCGAAATGAGAACATGAAAAAAGCACTTGAGGTCCATAGACAGGGTGTAGAAGGTAAACTTGAGGAAGGCAGAATCGCTGAGCAGGCTCGTGGAGACCGCTCTGGAAAAGGTGGAAACTAATGGCAGTTAACTCATCCCGCTCAATGAACAACTCATTGAATGAAGGAGCAACAGACGGCAAGTACCGCAAGGCTCGTCCAGACACAGAGGTCATCGCTGGTCTCGGTGACGAAGCAACACTTGATAACCGCCAGTCACTCAACCCATTCTACGGCTACGGGTTCATTACTTCTGAATACCCAAACAAGGTAAACCCAGGTAAGTAATCATGGCTAAAAAGTTAAAGACTTCAGATATCTCTGTAGAAAAAGTTAAGCCATCAGGAGCATATCGCCTTTCTCACTTTGAAGACGGTGTACTACAGTCTAAGCAATATGTGGGATACAATAAAAAAGATGCTATTAAATTGCATAAAGAAAATTACGGTAAGTAATCATGGCAACAATGGTTCCAGACCGTGGCGATAACCCAAAGCGTCGTGTAAATGTCGGCAAGTACGCCATTGAATACGGTCACAATGAGCACACAGGTCATCCTGAAGCATGGGCAGAATCTTCTGCAAAGCATAACTGGGGCAATTCATACGCTTCAACTATGCATGACGATGGAACAATCCTTCACGGTTCTCGTGGGACTAACCCAGTTCCTGCAAAGTACGTACAAAAGCATATTGAGCGTAACCTTCGTAAAATGAAAAAAGGAAAGTAATCATGGCTAAAGCACGCAGAGTTACACACAAGACAGTCGGTGAAGCCGTTGTTAACCGTGAGCGTTTTGAAGGCCCATCTAGCCGTGGTGGAGCACCTGACGAAGTAGGTACCTCCAGAGGTCGTTTGTCTGAGGGCGAATCCGCAAACATGGACAAGCACAATCCTTCATACGTTGTTAAGTCGTATGACACCCCAATTGCATGGCACTCTGAAGAGCATGGCTGGCACGTTGCTGCTGACAAGCACAGCCAAACCACTTCACGCCTACAGAACAACATTCGCCGCTCATTAAACGGTCACTTCACTTCAGGTCACGATGGAGCACGCCAGTAATCTGCTAAGATAATCGGTCTACTACAAGGAGCACAATGAGCAACGTCCCTATTTTAGGACAAAAGCCACAAGCAGCAAACGAGCCTATGTTTCGTTTGTTGTATTGTCTTGTCTGTCAAACGTTAGAAGAACTTCCTCCGTATGACGGAGCACCAGAGCAAGACCACTTGTTGGCTATTGCCTGTGAGACACACGTATTCCCATCAGGAGAGCCACACAAAGGTAAGTTGTTCGTTCTTCCTTTGCGTGTATGGGCTAAGCCAGAATCCAAGAAAGAAGTTATCCGCCAAATTAAAGGTGGAGGTTCTGCTGGCTTGGATGAGATTGACGATACATTCTATGACTCCCGTTCTACCTTCATGGAAGGCGCTATGGAGTGCTACCGCAAGCACAACAAGCCTAAAGACGGTTGCGTAGAGTGGCACGATAAGGGCAAGCTGCTTATCCCTAACACCATTAAAGAACGTAAAGCCGAAGGCATGGGTCGTTACCAAGACGAAGCAGGCCCTAAGACATACCTCTGTGATTTCTGCCCTGTAGCAGTCGCAGTTGCCCAACGTAAACGCAAACTCCTAGGAATGGAATAACCATGGCACAACTCAAGTTCACAGTAACTCTCAACGAAGACGGTTCTCTTTTTACAGAACCAACTCCAGCAGGAGAAGACATCACTCGTCAAGCCACCACTTTTGACATCTATCAGGCATGTAAGGAACTCGTCTCAGAGATTGACAACCAGTTGCTTGCAGACCGAATCTCTAAGGCTGTTGCTGCTCGTTTGCAGCCTGTAGACCAAAGCGCAGATATTAAGGCAAAGATTATTGATGCTTTAAGCGATAGAGGCATTGACACACCCGTAAACTAAAGACATGTTCAGAAACTTAGGAAGTAACGCCAATCCTGTTCGCGTGCAGGGTTTCGCTACTTCCTATTTTTCTGCCCCTGAATCAGAGTTAGACCCACGGTTGTTTTCTGGGATGGAACTGAAGGGTTGGGTGCGTAACGGCATCTTGCATCTTCTTTTTGACTTCTTGAAAGAACGTTACACCAACCCTGAGTCATGGTCTCATGTGTGGATTGCCGGTTCTGGAGTGTCCTACCAATGGTCTGCTGCTCGTGAGCCCGGTGACTTAGATGTTCTTATTGGCGTGGACTACATCAAGTTCCGTCGCTCTCACCCACAGTTTGCTGGACTAAGTGACGTAGAGATTAGCAAGATGCTCAACGAAGATTTCCGTAACTACCTACAGCCAGACACAGCCAACTGGAATGGGTTTGAAGTTACCTTCTATGTGAACCCAGGCGCTACAGACATTCGCTCCATCAACCCATACGCAGCATACGACCTCACCCACAACGAGTGGACAGTCCACCCAACACAGCAAGGTGCACCTCACAATGTTGTTTGGGATGAGGTAGCAAAGCGTGACCTCTCCATGGCTATGGACATCACTACTCGTTACACCAAGGCAAGCACAGAATTAGATGCCGCTATGAACGATGCAGCACGCCGTAACGCCGAAGCACGTCTCCATGCTGCTTTGATGCAAGCATCAGCCCTATACGAGGATATTCACACCTCACGCAAGTTTGCCTTCCGTCCTGAAGGACAAGGCTATTCAGACTTTTACAACTACAGATGGCAGGCTGGAAAGAAGTACGGAACTGTACCTGCCCTACGAAAGATGTCTGAGTACTGGTCAGCATACAAAGCACATCAAGCAGACAATACTTACGGTGTTGAACTGCCAGATACTCAGACCCTCATTAGGAGAGCGGCAACATACCGAGCAAAGGGATAAACCTTGAACATACTTGTATCACTAGACGGCGTATTAAGTTCAGACTCGGGTGAACCCATCAGAGCAGGAGTCGCTCTTTATTACGCATTAAACATCAATAACCGTGTAGCCATCATGACCTCTCGCAATGAGGCGGATGCTAAACAATGGTTGCAGTCGCACGGAATCATCAACTACGACGACCTGATTGACTCTTCTTTTGCGCTGGAAGGCGAGGACCTAAAGAAGAGACAGTTCACCATTTCTCGTGGTCGGGCCCCGATTGAGATGTATGTAGACGCTGACCCAACTATGTGTGCCTGGGTATTTGAGGACCAACATATCCCCGCAATCCTCTTTAGCCATCCAGGTTTCGCCGCTGTAGAGAATCGCCCAGATGCCCCAAAGAAGGTACGGCGCTGGTCTGACATTGAGGAATCCATTAACCGAGTAAACATCGCTAGGTCTGAGAACGCTCAACGCCCTAAAGAAGCCGAACTCTGGTCTGACTGATGCGAATCATCTTTAGCGGGGCTGAAGTAGGCTCCAACCGCACTCTTCTGGAGGGCCAGAAAGTTGAGTCAATGGGACTCAACTATTGGACCCTACGCAAAAGAGGTTTGCCCACCACCAAAAAATGGTTGATTAGCGACCACTTTGATGCAGCTACCCGGGTGTACATAGAGTCAGGTGCAGCTCAAGCTGAGAAGGCAGGACTCTCAAAAGAAGAATTACTTTCTTTAGCCGCTGACTACCAAGAGTTCCTTGTGGATAACTCTGAAAGAGCATCTGCCTACATGGAGTTTGACTCGCTGGTTCTGGGAAAAGCATGGGTAGAAGCCCAGCGCCCCTTCTACGAGCACGACCCCAAGTTCTGGGTCGTCTGGCACGAAGAGTACGGGTTACCAGCCCTCAAAGCCGCCTCTGCGGGCTACAAGAACGTGGTTATACCCAGCGCCGAGATTGAGTCTGTAACGAGCCTAGCCGCCCTCACACGGGGCTACCAGCGCCAGTACGGAACGACCTACCATGCCCTTGCCTGCGCCAAACCCGACAACCTACGGCAGATACCATTTGCCTCAGCCAGCACATTGTCATGGCTGTCGCCCATGCGCCGAGGGGAAACAATCGTCTGGGATGGCACATCCATCAAGCGTTACCCCAAGCGAATGAAAGACCAAGCACGACCCCGCTATAAGACGATTGTTCAAAAGGCTGGACTGGACTATTTGGGGTTTAGCCAAGATAACACCCTAGAAGCAACTAAAGTTGCGGTCTGGTCATACCTACAGTTGGAGACATCCATGGACAAGAAAAGCCCTAACTTTCACATCATTGAGGGTGGCAATAAGCCCGAAGTATCTGATAACAGCGATACCCCACTTATGTCAGGAATGATGGAACTAGGGGGGTACCTCTCTGATAACAGTGCCCTTGAAGAGCGGAAAGTTGAACGCTCAGAAGTGGTTCAGAGAGACCCAAGTGAGGTCACAAACCTTCCTGTTTTCGGCTATCGGATGAAGACCATCGTAGAAACTGACGATGATGGCAAGGATGTTCTGAAGGATGTTCCAGTCGTTCAGACCCAGCAATCTTCTTTACGTCAATGCGATACCTGCTTTGTGGCGGCGAACTGCCCAGCCTTCAAGCCAGCAAATACCTGCGCCTTCAACCTCCCGATTGAGGTCAAGACCAAAGACCAACTCAAGGCTTTGATGACTTCAATGATTGAAATGCAGGGTCAAAGAGTCGCTTTTATGCGTTTTGCTGAAGAAATGAACGGTGGCTATGCCGACCCTAACGTCTCTCAAGAAGTGGACCGTCTCATAAAGATGGTTGAAAAGATTAACGACATGAACTCCGATAAAGAGTTTATTCAGATTACCGCCTCTCGCCAATCCTCTGGTGGCGTGCTCTCGGCTATCTTCGGTGACAGGGCTCAGGCGCTTCGTGAC